GAAATGGACGTGATGGTATGTCGAAAACTTCTCGTAAACTTCGACAAATCTTCGGACGTTATAAAGTTGCTGGTCTAGTAATTCACCAAACACCTACCGGTGCGGAGAAGGAACAGAAGGTAGATGAAGATGAACTAGAGGTAGATATTCCAGTACCACAAATCACGGATTATTCAGAGACAATTGCAGTAATTCAAGATGCTGCCACTGTACTTACATTCAACCAAAAAGAAGGAAGAGGCCGGTTACACTTGGCTAAATGCCGTGAACCGAACGTGGGGAACATCTTAGATTTACGATGCAATTTCAACCTAGGATACATCACCGAGAAGTCGCCTGTAGATTACTTTTAAATATGTTTTAGTACTGGTACTACCTTCAGTCACCGGTACTAAAAATTCATATAGAAGGACTGACGGCCATGCAATTTTTGTTTGAGTTAATATGGTGGATTGTTGTAGACATCATAATTGATTTTATTTTTAACAGAAGAGAACGGAAGAGAGAGGCGAAGAGACATGATAGAGAAAATAAATAAACTGCAATCAAAGCTATTTGACAGAATCGGAATGAAAGTTATTCACGGAAATAAGACAGGCATGATGTGTACATTTAATGTCGAAAAAAAGGGCGACGATTTAACAGTAAGTTATCTAGTAGACTTCGAAGATCACTACGCTTGGGTGAATGAATCGGAGTTAGTTTTCATTAAAGGAACTGAAATATGATTAATATTTTGAGAAACGGAAGGGAATATGAATTGAATGTAGATGTACTCGAAGAGTTATCACATTTTGAATGGAACAGGGCTAGACCTAAAGAAAGAGAACTAGTCGCCTGTTCTCCTTTTCGTGATGAAAAATCACCTTCCTTTTCTATCAATTTAGAAACTGGATTATGGAAAGATTTTGGGTCTACCGATGTATACAGTCAGGGGAATCTAGTATCGCTGCTATCTTATCTTCAGAATGAAACACCTGAAGACGTGGAGAGGTACTTGCTAGAAAAGTATGGAATTGACTTTCAGGATGAAGACACTTTAGAACTGAACATACACCTGTCTATGGAGGAAGAGGAAAAGCCGAGAATCATTTCACTAGATGAATACAAGCCTTATGCATTCAGACATATGTACTTGAATGGAAGGGGAGTAAGCGAGAAGGTTCAGCGTTCTTTCAAAATAGGATATGACAAGAAGGGAAAGGCCGTGGCTATCCCTTGGTTCGATAAAGAGGGGAACATAATTAACGTAAAGTTTCGTTCTATCAATACTAAACGTTTCTATTACTTTCCGAACGGTCAACCTATTAAAAATCATGTGTACGGGATTCACTTCATTTTCCGCATGAATATAAAGAGAGTTTTCCTAGTAGAGTCTGAAATAGATGCATTGTATTTGTGGAGTTGTGGCTTTCCAGCTATAGCCTTGGGAGGGTCAAACATGAGTAAGTCGCAGATACAATTGATTCATAGAAGCCCAATCGAAACGCTGGTCATTGCTACTGATAATGATGCAGTAGGAAGGGCCGTGAGGGAAAAAGTGATTAGAGAGTTCGTAGGATATAAAGAACTACATGATCTTATTTTACCAAGCACCGCAAAAGACGTGAATGAAGTTACCCCTGAACGATTGGAAGTGCTTGCAGAAAATACAAGAGAAGTAAATATAAAACTAATTTAGAAAACCCTGTCCTATGACTTTAGGCAGGGTTTTTCTTGTCTTGTAGTACTTATGTATGAATTTGAAATATGGCAAATTCGTGACATCAGATGTCTGACCTCTACAAACCTCTCAACCATGCGTGTTACCGAAATGAGTAAAATTTCAGATAAGTATTCATGGCTATTTTTGGCAAGTAAACGTGCTGTACACAGAACGAAAAGTAGCGTATATTGAACATACGTTACAACAGTGCATTACACGGCAATGTAATGGACAATTAGTTTTGTGTACGTGATACATAGTTTAGATTCGTGTGAGATAGGACGGCAATCTTCTCTCGCACTATTTTTAATGTTAAGTGGATTTTACAATTTAAAAAAAAATGAAGGTTGGGCTGGACAGGTGTTTTTTAACCCTATCTAGTCGCCCACTACCCGTCTGTCTATTTTTAAATCGAACACCCGTTCGAAAAATACGAACAGTCACGGCTTCTTTGTTGTGTCCTCTTTAGGTATGTACCCGTATACAGCGACTTCAAACATAAAAGTTAAAAACTTTTTAAATTTGTTGTCCCTTTTTGTCCTGCTATTGCAAGTACTCCTTTGTATACGAAATAAAACATACCTGAAGGTGGAATTAAACATGAAAACTTACTATCAAATCGTTGGAACAAAAACTTATCGTCAACTTACTGCTGAAGAGAAAGCAATGGTACAAGCCCGTCAAACTGAATTAGTTTGTCAATGGCAAGATGCAACTACCAACAAACAGCAAGAAGTTATTTTCGATGAATTGTTCGATTCGTTCAAAAATCTTATCAAAGGAATGGCTTATCGAAAAGCTGAGAATTCCTACACTGTTGAACAAGATGATTTCGAGGGAATGATTAACCTCACTCTTGTAGAAACGATGTTGACTTTTGACCGAACTTTAAACAAACCATTTGAACCTATTTTCGTGATGAATATTAACAACGCTGTAAAAATGATGTACCGACAAAAAGGCTATGACCTTCACGATACTACTTATAGTTCTGATGCGTACCGCCTAGATAGTGTTATGACAAATAAAGAAAAGATTACTTCTGATAACACTAAAGCTACTGAAAACTTTGTAGCCCATACAGTAGATCATTCAGCCGAGATTGAACATTCAATCGCAATTGATGAAATCCTTGCTGGTTTATTTGGCGTGGACGAAATCAAGAAAACAGTTGTTCATATGTCACTAAATGGATTCAAACGAAGTGAAATTGTTTCAGCGATTTCTGATGGTAGTAAGTCTACAGACACTTTAAAACGTCAAGTGAACCGAACTCTTAATACCTTTAAGGAACGCTACGCACAGTTAAGAACACTTAACTTAGTGTAACTAACGTTCCGTGCAATACACGAATATCGTTTCCGATATATCGTAATTATTTGTTGCACTTGTTGTTAATATTAGCATGTATTTCCTCTAGTTCCAAGAGAACGCCTGTTCTAATTGAATATTATTATTCAACTTTATTCCTAGGTTATTGGTAAAAAACCTGACCAATGGCATTACGTCGCAAAACTGCTGACCTTATTAATAGCTTAGGAAGCTTACAGGAGGAAATTACATTATGTCACTATTTACAGCAACAGGCCAAGAGGCTAAACAATCAGCAAACCAAAAGAACGTAGACCTTAAAACGGCTTACATTCGTTTGAAAGAAAATGAAAGCGTTCGTGTACGAGTACTAGGTCTAACGGACTACGTTGAGTACAAGGCACATGGCGAATTCAATCTAGGTATCTATAACACTCCATGCATTTCACCGCAAACAGGAGAACTTGACCCATTCTGTATTGCTGCTAAGTCAGGCATCGAAGGTTTTGACAAGTTAGTAGCTAAGAAACGTTATATTTTCGCACTTTACGATATTGATATGAAACAAGTTCGTTATTGGGATGCTTCAAAAAACCAAGCTACGAAAATGATTAACGATATTGAAGAGTATGCAGAAAACATCGGTGAGATTGCATTTAACTTCAAGCGTACAGGTACTAAGACAGATACGGTTTATTCATTAAATCCTATCTTGAAGCTGGATGATAAGAGTAAAGAGGTATTCGAAGAAGCTGGCGAAATTAAAGTGGAACTATCAGATTTCGAATCTGTATTAATTCCTAAATCGGTAGAACAGCAAATCGGACTACTTAAAGAAGCTGGTTTCCCTGTTTCAGATTTCTTTGAAATTGCTGAAGAGGGTAGCGAGATTGATTTAAGTGAGGACACAAACCCTACGGAAGAATTCTAATTCAGTTAGGGCCACGGGGGTAGCAATACCCCCTTTAAATTAACTAATAAAATGGAGGAAACATAAATGTTATCAGGACTAGGACTAGGAAATTCAATGAAAGCAGCACGTGTAGGAGATCAAGTGGATGCACAAGTAACGGCAGCACGTGGATTAGTTTCACAAGCTATTCAAGCTTCTAACGGCTTTGACAATATCGAAATGCAGTTACAACAAATCTCACAATTATTACAGGGAACACAAGACCCTACAATGCAAATGTTAGCTATGCAATTTCAAATGCTTCAGCAAAACATTGACGCTACACAAAAGCAAATCCAGTTACCTTTAAATCAGTTAGCACCGGTTTTACAGGAGATTGATTCATTAACTAATAAAATTCAGGGCTAAGAGGTGACTAGCATGTTCGGACGTAAAAAGAAAAAGAAGAATATTTGGCAGTCAAGCAGTAGCACTTCCAAGTCAACTACTACTAACAATGACTACATGACTACGGTTTATGTAACTGAATCTTATGAGGATTCAAGCCGTCACTCTCACGACCACAATTCATCACATGATAGTGGTTCATCATATGACAGTTCCCCAAGTTGGGACTAATTAGAAAGGGCATACCACAAAATGGTATGTCTTTTTTTGTATCTTCCCTGCAAGTTCCCTTGTGAGGTGAGTTCAAATGGATTTAAACATTAAATTATCATTAGACGAAAACGAAGACAAAGAGGCACTAAAGAGAGTGCTAGAGGCAGAAAAGAAACGTGCTTTAAAATCATACCAACCTACTGACGGGGAACTTTGGTTCACTGGATATGATACGCATACCGGAAAAAGAAAGCCTGGGATTTTTCAGACAAAGCTTACTAATTCCGATAAGGAAAAACTGAAGTTAGTATATGAAGCAATTCAGTCAGGAGAAATCAAAAAGGGTGTCGAGGATATGAAGAAGTTCTCCAAGACTCACGCCTTGCGATTATATCAAGTACTAGTTCAGAAAAGACGTAAATCAATCCTAGATAACATGGTAGCTAATACACCGGATAACTACATTCTAGCAATGGACGTTATGACAATTGGAAACATGTTTGAAGTATTAGCCCAAGAACCTATTATCTCAGTCGATACCGAAACGACGGGCCTTAATATGTATGGAAGAGATAAGATTGTTGGAGTTTCCTTCACAGCCCCAAAAGCTGAAATGAACTGGTATATTCCTTTGAGACATGATGAGGATAATGCACCGTTAGAAAAAGCAAAGTACTGGATTGGCCGTGTACTGAAGCAAAAGAACGCAAAGGTTTTCCATAATGCCACGTTTGACTTGCATCAACTCAGAACGGAAGGGCTAGAGGTTGCCGGAGATATTCACGATACACAGGAGTTAATGAAAGTATTAAACGAGAACGAACCTTCCTACAAATTGAAGGAACTTGTCCCGAAATATTTAGGCATTGATTCAGATACCTTTGATACATTGTTCGGCAAAACACCTTTCAATGAAGTTGAACTTAAATACGCCCGTTACTATGCGTGTAAGGATACGGAGGTCACTTATAAACTTTTTGCCTTCCTTATGGAACACCTGAAAAAGCAAAAGGGATTATATAACTACTATATGAAAGTAGAACAGCCGTTAATCCGTGTGGTATTTGAAATGGAACGTGAAGGCTTCTATATAGATAAGAATGAAGTAGAACGTCAAAAGACAATCCTACGTCCAGCATTAGAGGAAACACGTAAGGAGTTAATGAAGATCCTTGGCGACATTAATTTTAATTCACCGGCACAGCTACTTCCAGCACTTCAAAAAGCAGTTAGTCCTAAACTGGCCGGAACAGGTAAGAAGGAAATCAAACCTTTCAAACACCATCCTGTCATTAAGTTATTGCAGAAGTACAAAGATGATACAAAGCAATTAACAGGGTTCGTTGAAACTATTGATAGCTTCATTCAGCCCGACGGTAAACTGCATGGTTCATTCCGACAAAATGGGGCCCGCACCGGTAGATTCAGTTCATCCGAACCTAACCTCCAGCAACAGCCATACGAGGCCCGTAAAATGTTTATGGTAGATGAAAACAGTCTTATTCTTGGCTTGGATTTCTCAGCCCAAGAACCCCGGATGCTGACACATTATACACAAGAACCTATCTTAATTGAGAACTATAAAAAGGGCCGTGACTTGTATGCTACGTTGGCTAGTGAATTCTACAATAAGCCATATGAACAGTGTTACAAAAATGAGGACGGAAGCGATACAAAGGAACGTAAAGAATTTAAAGTCGTAGTTTTAGCTATCATGTATGGAATGGGTGGGGGTAGCCTTGGGGCTTCTCTTGGTATCTCAAAGCGTGAAGCAGACAACATGATTGAAACGTTCTATTCCAAGTTCCCTAAAGTAGCAGCATTCGTTAAAAACAACACTATGATTGCTTGTAAACAGGGCTATGTAGAAATGATGCTAGGTGACTTAGTTCGTAAAAGAAGACTTCCATTCTTCAGAGGGCAAAACCCTGCTAGAGTTTACGACACTTACTCTACGAATGCATTGATTCAAGGTACTTCAGCTATTCAAACAAAGCTATGTATGATTGAGGGCTATAAGTTATGTCAGGAACTTTCAAGACCGGAACGCACTTTTGCACTTATCGCATGTGTGCATGATGAACTTCTTTTCCGTGTTCCTAAAGATGTTACAAGAGAAGAAGTAGCTTTATTCGAAAAGATCATGACCGAAACAGTTAAATTAAATGGCATTCCTTCAGGAACAGATGGAGAATTGGGCCGTGTATGGGGCAACCTTACACCAATCAAACAGTTCTTTGCAGAGGCATGTTAAGAAATAACGACACTCTTTATAGGGTGTCTTTTTTTATATCAAAAAGGAGGAAAAACAATGAGTTTAGTTTCACGACCTACCGACTTACGGGATAAGGTTTTAAATAAGAAGAAAAGTGAAAAGCGTGGAGATAAGCTTGTAGAAGCATTCACGAAACATGTAAATGATATTAACAGCATTGACTACTTTCATGTAGTTTCAGTAGAAGAGTTACTATTGAGAGAACAGGAACATGCATTGAAGAAATTGAAACAACGTCCGAACTTCCCTAAAGGCATGGCAAGGTTCTCTCCTTCAAGTGCATCCAAGTGTGAAAGAGAGTTATTCTTCAAAGCTATCAAAGCTAAACAAGATGATAAAACGGGGCATCCTTTCCAGCGAAGATGGACTAGAAATAGTACCGCAGTCCACGGGGCAATGCAGAAACAACTACTAGAAGCTGAAGTGCTGCTAGATGGTCCAGCGTTCAAAGTAATGCGTTTAGACAGTGGCCTTCCTGCTTGGGAGAAGAATATTGAACGTACTAAAATCATTGAACATAACGGTGTGACTTTCTGTATTTTCGGTATGTGTGATGGCATTCTGGAATATGAAGACGGAACTAAAATTGGTTTTGAGTATAAGACAAAATCAAACAGTGTAGCCCAAATTAAACAGGTGAAAGATATTAAACAATATCAGCACCAGTTAACGGCCTATTCAATTCTTTTTGGAGTTAATGAGTGGTTAGTAGATGTTGAATCCGTAGCAAAAGATAAATGGTCAACAGGTAGTATTGCTAGGGATGATTTCAAGGTATTCTATCACAAGGTAACTGAAGCAGATAGAAAAGCACTTTTAGACAAGTGGGCTAAAGTTGCTGCCAATGTAGAAGATGGAGAAATTAGTAAACCGGATTATTCGAAATGCCTGTTTTGTCCTTTCAAATCCGTATGTCAAGAGGTGGGCTTGTGAGTAAGTTAATCTTATCACTCGACCTCTCTTTAGCGTGTCCGGCCTTTGCGGTCTTAAAAGTATCTGATGGAAAAGTCAAGGTGATTGAAGTTTCCCATGTGAAAACGAAAGCCAAGGAATCAACCGGACAACGCCTCTTTATTATCTCCAATCACCTGAAGGATATACTAGACCGTTATGAATTCGATGCATATGTAATGGAGAAAGGTTTCAGCAAGTTTGCCGTAGCTACTCAGCAACTTCAAAGAGTCGTAGGAGTTGTACTTGTTACCCTATACAGAAATGGAATCGAAGATATAGGGGAACTATCTCCTACTACTGTAAAGAAGAGTATCACCGGTTCAGGCAAGGCAAGCAAAGACGAACTAGCTATCTGTCTTCACGACTATGTGGGTGACGTTACCTATAAAACAGATGATGAATCAGATGCAGTAGGAGTGGGGATCGCCTACGCTAAAAATAAAAAATGGATTAAATAAAAACTTTTTCAAGTGTTTGTCCCGTTTTGCTAGATAACTGCAAGTACATGTGTGTAAGGCAAACAAAACAAATCAAACATTGAAAAGGTGGAAATTAAAATGGCAATCGAAATGACAGGATTAACAGCTTCAAAAAAATTAGTAGTAACTTCAGAGGTAAAGAACGCATTGGATTCAGTAGTTCCTAACACAAGCTGGTCAGATGCAGAAATCGTTGAAATGACAGTTCAAAAAGAATGGTCAAGTACAACACGTTCTCCAATGAATGACTTATCTACTGAAGATATTCTGAAAGCTATCACACATGGCTACGAACTTAAAAAACCTCAATTCCGTACTGGAAGCCGTCCAAGTGACGAAGCTGTAATTGAGTTAGTAGAAGTTTACAAGGAGAAAAGCAAAGATGCTACATTCTCTTATGGTGATGGAATCGCTGACGGTATTCGTTTAGCACTTCGCAAAATGAACTTACACGTTGAAGGTATCACTGAATAATAACATTCACAAGGGGCTGGCCGATTGGCTGGCCTCTTTTTCTGTTTGTGCTGCCATTTGAATTAATTAAAATAACTGTCTCTTTTTGGCCCATTCCTGCAAGTACATGTTTGTAAGGAATAAGAGAAAAGGAGTT